TAAATGTGAAGAACTTAAAATATTAAAATATAGAAAAGACTATAGAGATTGTAGCCATAGATCCAGAATTAAATTAATCCAAATTATGGGCGGTAAATGTATTTGTTGCGGAATAACTGAATGGTGGAATTTAACTATAGATCATATTATACCAGTAAAAACTCAAAAAAGAGAAGATGGAAAGACACTTATAAGAAAATTAATAAAAGATTCAGAACTTAGAAAAGATTTTCAAATATTATGTTTTGGGTGTAATGGTAGTAAAAATTCCTATGAAAAATGTCAGTTAGATCATAATAGATAAACACTTATATGCAAGTTGAATTATAATATTTTTATGTCACCTTTCAAACCTGATAACAAGACGGTTTATAGAACACATTGTACAAGTTGTGGAAATAAGGATCAATCAAAATTTGAAATAGTAAATAGATCAGTAGTTTGTAAAGGTTGCGGAAGTGCATTTGATGGAATTGTAGAAAAAGCGGAAAAGAGTGTTTATGAGAGCCAAAAAAAGTCCTGAATTAAAAGCGTTAGAAGAAATTTCTAACAAGCAAGTGGATAATATGATCATACCAATTATCAATATGAAATGTGAATTTATATCTTCAAATGATCGTGGTAGAGTAATTTACATGTTAGGTAATGTATTACAAAAGCGAGTTGCAGAACATATCATTGATAAAAAGGCACTTGAAAACGTAATGCCAACAGTTGACAAATATACAAAACTAGAAGCTCATATAATGGCTGATCCTAAGAAATATCCTGATTTGATTCCTTTCTTAAACTAATATCTTTTAATTCTATTCCTTTTTTCTTGAATGGTACGGGTTTTCCATCCGGAATTATTGCATATCTATTACCTTTACTATCACGTTGTCCCATATATCGAGCAACAGCAATATGCCAATCACTTTTCATTTCACTAAGAATAGTATTGTTATTGTCAACTACATATACTGTGCAGTTCATATATTAACTATAATGAATAGGTTTAAATAAGTTGTGGTTTTACAATATCTATTGAAATTAACAGATCTTGAAGGTGTTGGTACAGTTACAGCAAAAAAATTAGAGGATGCTGGAATTATGGAAGTGACACACATATTAACAAAATCAATACCTGATATATGTGAAATTACTGGTATGGATAGTGCAAGTGCCAAGAAATTATATAGCCGTGCGCTAAATGGTATGAGAGCAGAGTCATTAATTGGCAAAAGATTTTCCAGCGGAAGAGAAAAACGTGAAGAACGTAAAAATGTAAAATGTATAGATACTGGTAGTAGTGCATTAAACAAACTACTTGGTGGCAAGGGTTTAGAAACTGATGCAACTACAGAAACTTATGGTGAATTTGGAAGTGGTAAAACTCAATTTGGTCATACCATGGCTGTTAGAGTTCAAAAACTGGAAGAAGAAGGCGGGTTATCAACTCCTGAAAAAAGAGCAAAAGTGTTATGGATAGATTCAGAAAATACATTTAGACCTGAAAGAATAGAAACAATAGCAAAAATGAATGGATTAGATCCCGATGAATGTTTGGACAATATAATACATGCCAAGGCATATAACAGCGCAGATCAACAATTAGTTTTAGAAGAAGCAGAAACCATGATAGTTGAAGAAAATATTAAATTGATAGTTGTTGATAGTGCAATGGGACTTTTTAGAAGCGATTATGTCGGAAGAGGTAGATTGAGTGATCGCCAAGGTCAAGTTAATAATTTTGTAACTTTGGCGGGAAGGATTAGCGAAACTTATCATATTGCAATTATATTAACAAACCAAGTAATGCATTCACCAGCAGTACAATTCGGAGATCCTACTAGACCAATAGGCGGTGATATATTTGCTCATGCTTCAACTTATAGAGTATATTTCAAAAAAGCTGGTGCTGATAGAATAGGCAAAATGGTAGATAGTCCTAACAGCGCTGAAATTGAGGTTAGATTTGCTCTTAGCGATCGCGGAGTTTGTGACTGTGAACAACGTGACGAAGATGATAAATTGGCTAAAAAAGAAATCAGAAAGAAGAAAAAAGACGAAACCAGCGAAGATGAGTAGGTTTATATAGGGGGTATTTAACCCTTTCATTATGACTAAAAATGATTTACCAAATTGCCCCGATTGTAATATACAAGTTGTACCTAGCGGGCATACACCAAATATCGCAGATTGTCCATCATGCGGTGACGAATTTCTTATAGATAAATCTTAAATAGGATAAGAATTTAGGGAACTATATGAAGTTTGTGGATAAAATTACAGATTCTATTTCAAGTATATTACCAATAAATACAATGTTAGTAAATAAAAAATTTTATAATACAATGATGGGAAACATGAATGCATTAATCCGAACTGATCCTAGTTATGGAGATGAACAAGCTTTTGGAAGACCATCATTAACTCAAGTATATATGGATACTCCAACAGGCGGTAAACAGCCACTTTGGAGATTAACACCATTAAGATGTTATGAGATGGCTGATAATGTCGGAGAATTAAGATCAATATATGAGTCAATTCAAAGAGAGATGTTTAGAAATGGAATTAAGGTTAGACCAAAATTCAAGTATAGATGTGATGTATGTTTAAAACAATTTAAGAATAAACCAACTGTAAAATATATACCAATGGATCAGATTGGAAAATCAAAGACTAGAGAAAATGAGGAATTACAATGTGATGAATGTGGAAATGATGATTCCAAGAAATTTTCAAAACCAGATCCAAAAGGAAGGGTTGTACTTCAAACATTAGTAAATAAAAAAGTTAACAACAACGAACAAACAATAGTTACACTTGCTAGAATGTATGAAAGACATTTGGATATTATAGATCAGGGTTATTGCTTATTTTTAAAGGATTATAAGATTAGACAATTAGAAAAACCTGATCCAGAAACAGGCGCAACAGCCATAGCAGATGATTGGGATTTTTCAGAAATGATTGTATTAAATCCTATTCAATGTGTTTTAATTGCAAATAATGACGGTAGATTAGGATATAAGAGTGATGGTCAACCGGCTTGGATTTGTCCAAGATATAATCACAGGGAAAAATTACAGGAAAAACCTCATTGTAGTGAATGCGGAACAAAGTGTCTTAATGCAATTTTGGAAATAAATTCAGTACCTTATGGATACCCCGTAACAGATGCAAAATTAATGTGGTATGCAAAAGATGAAGTTATATTTACAGCCGGTAAGTTTTATCCTGATATATTATATGGAAATTCACCAATTAATGCTATATGGAAAAAAGCAATGTCATTATATCACCAAGACGAATATGTTTGGAAATATTTTGATAAGGATAGACCACCAAAATCAATTCTAGCAATAGCAAGTAGAAACTATGAAAGTGCTCAAGCATTCATGGACAAACAAAGACAAGGTGCTAGAGCAGATCCATTTATGCCACGACCAATTCTTGTAAATGCTGAAAATGCAAATCAAGCAGTACAATTTATTGATCTAACTCCAAACTTCCAAGAATTACAACTAACAGAAATGAGAAGTGAATTAAGACAGATTATGTTAGCAATATATGGACTTCAACCAATTAACAGCGGTGAACAAGGTGGCGGTGGATTGGGTGATGGAAGTCTTCAATTAACACTTGCAAACAGAACAATAAAGACATATCAGAGATTCTTAAATTATGAATTTTTCGGAAAGGTTGCTCAAATGTATTCAATCAATGATTGGGAAATATATCTAGTAGATAGTGAAGAAATTGATAAATTAAGAGATGAACAAATTAAAGGCGCTCAAATAGAGAATGCTAGTAAGATGTATTCAATGGGATTTGATGTATATACTGATGGTGATGATAATTTGGTATATAGCCAATATCCAAACCCTGAAAGACAACAACAGATGAACGGAATGGGTTCAAATGTAAAACAGGGAAAAACTGATAAAGTAAAAAGTACAAAACCAAAAAGTGAACAGTCAACTCAATTTGATGGAGAGCCTTTAAATAATAGCCCTAGTGATGTTGGTGGCGCTGGTGATGGAGCACCAACAAGCGGATTTAGTTATAGTAAGAAATAGACTTATATATCAGTAATTTAAATACAATTCATGCAAGATGGAGATATAGAAAAATTAGAAACTATTTTGCGTAGATATGCAGTACAAGGTATAAGAGTTAATGATAATGTTGTTGAAGACATAAGAAAAGAAACTAGTCTTACAAGGGTTGAAATTATAAAAATACTGTTTGAAATGGGGGTTTTAATACGTGGTTCAAGATAGAATTACCCAGCATAATGACGAAGTTATAATTAAGGAAAGCAAGACAATAAGAAAAGCCGAGGAAAATGCGTTACAATTAAAATTAAGATCTTTCGCACAAGCGGATGAACAAACAAGAATTAACAAATATAGTGAAGGATTTTGTTATGGTTGTGCTAAGATTGACCATATAATTTCTACAGTATTTTTTATATGTACGGAATGTTATCAAAAAAGAGGAACAGAAGGATTATTAGCAAATGTATCACAAAGCCACTCCCATCAATTATGTGATATATGTGGTTTTTGGAAGATGGGAGTATGGCAAAGAAATGTTTCATTTTGCCAAAGTTGTATGCGTAGAACTATGAGAATACATCAAAAATATAGGGATGGGGGTGGAAGATCCAAATTAGATCCATTTATAAAAAGACAACAAAGAAGATTTGGAAAAGATTATCAGGCTATTTTAGGAGAGGGAATTAGAAAGAAACTCTAATTTCTTTTCTAATTGTTCAACTTTTTTAACCTGTTTTTCAGTAGCTAATTCAGGAGTCAATAAAAAATATATCCTATCGTTATATTTATCAAAAACAGCACCGCCCATAATTTGGGTTTTCTTTTTAGGAACTTCACCAACAAACCAAACTAGTTTTTTAAATATAGGTTTTTTCCATGGAAACCAATGAGGGTTATATTCCAAACATCTTGTTTTAGGATTATATTTTAATTTTTTTGGATTTATAGTAGGAGTATCACTACCGTTATATTTAACCCCATCATGAATATGTACATAATGACCGCGAGTATTTATATGATTATCTTCCCAATATAAATCCGTATAAAACCAAAAATTTCCATTCGGGAAGATTTTTATATCATTTACAGGCTCTTTAGCAGTTTTATCTAGAATAATTTTATTTAATCTTGCTATATTATCATAAATATAAAATTCAAGATGCATGATATTATATATTTACGCTTGTATAAAAACCTTTATATACTTCATATTTTAACATATACCAATGGCTGATCCAGTTATAACAAATGATCTATTAGTGTATATTCTTGCACCAGTAGGAACTTTCGTTTTCGGCTGGATTTTAAACGCTCTTAAGAATAAGGATAAATTAAAAAATGTTCTTCATTCAGTTAGAGTATTCATAGATGGCGCTGATGATGCTATTTATGACGATAAAGTTGACGAAAAAGAATTTAGGTTAATGTGGGATAATGGCGTTAAAGTCATTAGATCTTTCCAATAACCACAACCACTATTTTTATATACTATTTTTTTAGACTTTATATATGGTAGAAACTGTAGAATTTACTAATTTCATTACTAAAGATTTTAAAATAGAAAAAGATGATCAAAATAGACGAATTTTTAGCGGTCATATAACCGCGGAAGTTGTTGATAGACAAAATGAATTTGTATTTCAAAAAGAAGTAATGGCAATAATGGATGTATATATGAGCATAAATCCAGTAATGAGTGAAGTACATAGTAACAGAATAGTTGCAAAAGTTCTTAATTATGAAAAATCTGAAATTGATGGACACCCTAGCGTAAAAATTACCGGTGAAGTTTACAAACACCCAATGGTAAAGTTATATGATAATGTTTGGGAAAAGATCCAAAAAGGAGAATATAGAGGATTGTCAATGGGCGGTGCTAGTAAAGATAGTGAGCCAATTATGAAAGAAGGAAGGCTTGTAATGTCATTAAAAAATCTTGAGTTATATGAAATTGCTATATGTTCAGTTCCAGCAAATCAATTCGCAATTATTGATAATGTTAACATGTTTGCAAAAGCAAGCGGATTAATGGTTAAAGAAGAAGGTGGAAAACAAAGAATACAATGTGATGGTGTACATTGTTCATTTGAAAAAGCCGGAATTAATGAGGATATTGATGTTGATATAGACAATAAAAAACCAGATGAAAAAGTAGAAAAATCTGTTATATTACACATGGATGAAATTGGACTGAAAAAATTCATAAGTGATGAGGTTAAAAAAGAATTAGAACAATTTAACAAACCAAAAGAAGAAACTGAAAAAGATGAAATTAAAAAAGATCATATACCAAGTGCAACAGAGGAAATGGAAGAGGAAGCAAGAAAGAAAAATAATCCGGAAATTGCAAAACAAATAGATGAAGTTAAAAAAGCTCAATTAAATCTTGATATATTGATGTTAAAAATTGCTCAAGACAGTATAAAAACACTCTAATATAAACGTACATAATATTTATATACTCATTTTTAAAAACGTTTATTAATAACATGACAACCGAAGCAACTCAATCAACTGCAACTGCTCCTAGTACACCAGAAGCTATTGCAAAAAGTGATCAGAGTTCTGAAATAGCATCCCTATTATCATTGGTAAAGTCTAATATTGAAGCACAAACTGGCTTGCAAAAACAAGTGGCTGACATTGCAGCTTCCGTAGCATCTCTTAAAAAAGATAATCCGGTAGCAAATGCACCTGAAAACAGTATTGCTCCAAAAGTAGCTGATCCAGTAGATGTAGGTGCAAGCGTTACAATCGCTAACACATACGTAGAAAACACCCAAGCTTCTATCACACAGCCTTCAACTCCAAGCGGAACAGATGCTAGTGGACTAAAATTAGAAAACAAAGCAGATGAAAAACCAGCAGAAAAGAAAGAGGAAAAAGATGATATGAAGAAATCAGGTGAATATGTATATGAAGTTGTAAAAGCCATTAGACCAGAAATATTTAACAAAACTGCTGATGAGATTCCTAACGGATACCAAATCATAAAAGCTGTTAATAGTGGTTATGGTGGAAAATATACAACTGCACAAGATGTATTGACACATACCTTAGAAAAAATGTTTGCTGGTGACTTCGAAAGAAGACTAGAGGGGGCTTATTAAATTGCCTTCATTTAGAGGACTACGCAACATTGATGAGTTAACCAATTATTGGTATAACAAATCAGAAGATATGGTCAAATCCGGATTTTCAACTGCTGATGCAGGGGCATATAACCCATTATACGGAGCTATCGCATGGATCAACTTTAACCTAGAGGCTAATGTTGTATCAGTTCTTCCTAAATTCGTTTGGGATTATTCTGGTGCAAGAATTATGACCGCTAAGGGTAACAGTATGTCCGATGCAGGCTCTAGCAACAATACCTCAAAAGGTGGTACTGTTCAAGGTGGACTTATTGCCGGTGCTATCAAACCAACAATAGAAGAGTTACTTTGGATTCCAAAGACTCTTCAATATGTGTTTGAAGTATCCGAACTACATGAGTATCTCGTAGAGCAATCTAGAGATGATGCTTATGGTTCATTAGCACAACAGCGTGTTTATGCAGCTGATCAAGTCAAAGAAATGTGGAATCAGATGTTAACATTAAAATCATCTGACTTAGCAGATACCGCAGCTGATAACCTTTCAAGATTAGACTTAGAATCACTTGATAGAATTATCTCAAGTAAAGCTGAATATGATGCTAATAACGTAACTACAGAAAGTTACAACCCATGGAAAGACACAGCCGACATTAACAGAAACTCCGCTACTACTTGGGACTCAACCGTAGTATCTCCAACTGGTAACTTAAATACAGCAGATGTTTTAACAGATGCAGTAATTAGAAATACCATGGCAAGACTTAGAATCGCTGGTGGACGAGATCCAACAGTTATGATAGGTGGACAAGATACATACTCTGAAATCCAAAGTATATACATGAATGCTTATCGTATTCAGAACACAGCTGACCTTAGAAGTGAATTTGATGTTACCGCTAACGGAATTAAAACCTTCACCGGAACAGGAGTAGGATTACATATATCTACTGTATATAATACTCCTTTCATCCCAACAAAAGATAGTCCGGTAGGACTTGGTGAAGTAGGTGACTTGTATATTTTGAATACAGCACCAGATAAGAATGCCCCATTGAAACCAATGTTAGGTCTTCAAGTCTTAAAACCAATTCTGTACTACGAAGCATCAAAACGTCAACAAGGATACCCATTCATTAACGAAGCATTCAAGGATAGAGCCTTGTATGAATCTATGATGGAAAATACTTGTAGAAACTTCAAGGCACAAGGAAAGATCATCAACATTAATTCCGGTATCTAAAAAATACCAAATTTTTCTATTTTTATTTTTTTAATAAAACTTATATACTCTGTATTTAAGTTTGATATATGGTAGCTGCAATTACTTTAACTCCTGATAACGATGTTGTAGGCGCAACTATTACTATTGATGGAACAGGTTTTACAGCAACAGAAGATATTACATTAACATACGGTGGATCACCGTTAACACCAGTATCACCAATTTCAACTGATGGTGCGGGAGCATTTTCGGGTACATTTATTGTTCCAGCAAGCGTTCAAGGAGTGCATAGTGTAGTTGCAACAGATGAAACACTTTTAACAGATGATGATGATTTTACAGTTAATTCGCAAATTATTATAACAGAAGCAAATATAACTGTTGGTGGAACAATAAATTTTGTTGGTAGAGGATTTAGTGCAAGTGAAGTAATAAGTTTTACATTTGGTGGTGATGCTATTGTAGTTGAAGAAGATCCACTTTCTAGTGATGCTGATGGTTCATTTAGTGGAACTTATGTAGTGGAAGCATATCCAAACGGTTCAACTGATTTAGTTGCAACAGATGTTAGTTTAGTAACTGATACTGATAGTGTTATAATTGATGCACTTTTGGTAATTACGGAAGCAAGCGGTATATATGGTGATACAATAAATGTAGTTGGTAGTGGTTATGATGCTACTTCATTAATGGCATTTACATTAAACGCAGTAGCAATAGTTCCAGTTGGTGGGGCTATAAATTCAGATGCAGATGGTTCATTCACAACAACATTTTTAGTTCCAGATGTAGCAAATGGAAGTAGAACATTAGTTGGAACTGATGCCGGAGCAAAAACTGATTCAGATACAATAATAATTAATGCAGTAATTACATTAGATGATGGTAGTGGTTCAATAGGTGAATCTGTTGTAATTAGCGGTCATGGATTTACTGCATCAAGTTTAATGGCATTTACATTTGGTGGAAGTGCAATAGTAGTTGATGAAGATCCATTATCAAGTGAAGCAACTGGTGAATTTACAGCTACAATAACAGTACCAACAGGATTTGATGATACAGTAGCAATAGTAGCCACAGATGCAAGTGCAAAAACAGATTCGATTAATTTCATTATAATAACTGTTTCAAGTTCTGAAATTACACAAAATGCAACATTTAAGTTTATTAACGGAACTGACTTAAGACTTCAAAGTGTTGGAAGCGTAAGCGGAAGAGAAAGAGGGGCAATAGTTGATATACCATTTAGCGCAGATGATGTATATACAACTGGTGGAGTTTTAGCAGATTTCAGCAGAGTACAAGCATTTAAAAAAGTCTATTTATGTCAAATTATACATAATCCAGTAGGACTAGTTTGTTCATTTGTACCAGAAGCAAATAATTTAGCAACTGGTGGAAAGATCAAATTTTGGGGAACTGATGGAAATGAACTGGCTGATAACAGTAGCGCTATTACAAGCAAGACACTAACAGTATTCATACGTGGAATATAATAAAACTTAAATACCCACTATAAGAATGTTTATTCATGGCAATAGTCGCAACAATAAATTCAACTTTTACCTTCTTAAATGATGATAGAAGTTTATCTGTCAAACAAAACAGTTCTAGCCGTGAAAGAACAGCCGTAGTTGATATAGCTATTGGTGCTGGTGATAATTATGTTACTGGTGGAATTACAGTTGACTTTACCACAGTTAGAGGATTTAAAAAAGTCTATTCTTGTGAAATAGTTCATCAAACCATTGGTAGGGTATGTTCATACGTACCAGCTGCGGAAAATGCAGCTGCAACTGGAAAAATCAAAATATGGCATACAGATGGTAACGAATTATCTAGCGGAAATACCTTAACAAATAGTAAGGCATTAAGAGTAATTATTCGTGGTTACTAGTAATTCTTAAATACTTCATTTTTTTAATATATTATATATGGCTCAACATCAAAGACATTTAGTTGGTGCGGAAGGTGCTGTTAGAGTAACTGGTGGAAAAATTGCTTCTATTACAATAGCAGTTACCGGTGATCGAGTTTGGACATTACATTCTGGTGATGCAGATACCGATAGACAAATATATAAACTAAGTGCCGGTGTTAATGTGCCTCATGATGAATTACATATACCATTTACAGGCGGGTTATTTGCAAATGTTGTTAGTGGAACAACAGGCGAAATAAACATAATGGTAGAGTAAGAATACTTAAAAACTGGTAATTTATTATTTATATATGGCTGTACCAAATGCTCCAAATCCAATTTCCCCTATTCCGGCAAATACTCAAGTATTCTTAAACTGGTTAGAGCCTGCAAATAATGGTAGTGAAATTACTAATTATATAATTGAATATTCAACTGATGGATCAAGTTATAATGTTTTTGCGGATGGAACTAATACAAATTCATATACAATAGTTACAGGATTAACCAATGATACACTTTATTATTTCAGAGTTGCAGCTGTAAATGGTGATGGAACTAGCGCATATTCACCAGTAGTTCAAGCAGTACCAACAACAGGAGATGTACCAGAATATTGTCAAGTTCCAGATATTGCAGATTTTCTTGGAATAGATATTAATGCAAATACTGATCCAAATACTAAAATGATAAAATCATGGATTAGTATGAACGAGGATTTAATTGATACACTAACAGGTCATTCATGGAAAGCAAACAAGGTATATACAAATCAAACATTTGATATATCAGAAATCTACGATTGGGGATGGGGTATGTATTTGCCACTTAAACATAGAGGAATAAAAGCATTTGATACTACAATGGGAGATAAATTTGAAATATGGAATGGAAGTGAATGGGTAGTACAAGACATTACAAATGATGAATTATCACTAATTACAGTAGAGCCATCAAAAGGAATTATTTATGTAAGAGGATTTATCTATACAATACTTAGAAAGAATAGAATCAGAGTTACATATCGTTATGGTGGAACAAAAGAGGGTAGTAATGCCATTCCAAAAGATATTAAAAAATGTGCAATACTCATGACATGTTCAGATCTATTGGGTAGGGATTTCAAAATGTCACAAATCGCATACGGTGGAGATGGAAGCATTAAAAAAGATACTGTAATTGAAAAATGGCAAGCACAGATTGATAAAATAATATGGGCTCATTCTGAAATACTAACGGTATTCTAATGTCACAAATTACAAAAACAGATGCTCTTTGGCATAATGCTAATGAGATTGATAGAATGACTTCTGATATACAGAATGGTATAATTAAAAATGTAAAAAAAGTTCTTGCTGATGATGATATAAATTTTACAGAAAATCTTTCAAACTCATTTTATGGTGGAATGGATGGTGGATTTAAGACTGTTGAAACTCAAAACAGATATTCAGGATTAGTAGAAAATGGAACTCCGGCTGGAAGCAAGATAAACTTTGATGCTCTTAGATATTGGGTAGAAGAAAAACTTGGTGTAAGTCCAGCAGAAAGTACGGGAGTTACTATGAAAATATATCAAAAAATCACTACACAAGGAATACCAGCTAAAAAATTCATGAAAAAATCCATAAAAATGTTCATAGGAATGCATGGAAAAATAACTGTTAATGCAACTGGAAAAAAGAAGAAATCCGGTAGATTTATGAAAATGTTGAAAAAGTTTGGACGACATATAAAGGCTATAAATAAGGCTTTGAAAAATATCAATAGAACAGTCAAAAAAATAACAAAACCTATAAACAAAGGAAGGAGATAGGTATATATGGCTGGATCTGCTGGACAATCATTTTTGGATGATATAATAAAATTACTTAATGATCAATGGATAGTAGGTAATGTAAAAAAGCCTCAAATTAAGAAAGTTTGGGAAGAGAAAATTGTTGGTATGGCTGATGCTAGTTATAGATCAGTATTATTAACACTTGATACCGAAAGTATGCAGATATATAGCCTACAACAAAGAGATGGTGATGAAGTGCCATTTTGGGATTGGCTTCATGATATATCACTTACAATAGATATTAGAACAGGCACTAGTGAACAAGACTGTCTTAAAATATTGGATGAAATTACAAGAATATTAAAAAAGAACGTATTACTTAATATAAATAACCGTGTTTATGTACAACTGTTAGTTGGTACGGCTATATCTATGAACGAAAAATATCGTAATTTATATAGGTGGACTTTGGACTGTTCAGCCATAAGGTACAATCCATAATACTTAAATGTTAATATTTTAGATAGGTATATATGGTTAATACTGTTCACTCTGCATCCAGCGCACTAGTAGCATTCGGTTTTGAATCTACATTTGGTGGCGGGGCAACTAAAACAAAATTATTTGGTAAGGATCAAAAATGTAATAATTTAGAATGGACTAACGGGCAACAGCCATTAGGTCAAGTATATACACCAGAAGTAACAGATTTCTTATACCAAAAAAATCATGGTGGATGTACTATGGAATATGTATTAAGTAACCCATTTGTTTTATCATTTATTTTTGGTGCTCCAACTACACCAGCACCATCAGCCGGAGTATATACCCATACATGGTCTTCCAATCCTAGTGTAAATAGTGCAATTAGAGATGTATATAGTGCAAACATGGAAATTTGGATGGATGGAAAAACAGCCGGAGTTGATAGAAATGCAAAAGGTGTTATATGTCCAAGTTTCACAATGAAAACAGGTATTGATAAACCAATAGATATTTCACAAACTTTAGAATGGGGTATTGAGGATGCAGTTGGAACAACTCTAGTAGCAACACCGCCAACTGAAACAAATTTTACACCTTATGGATTCGTTCATGCTTCAATTAAACTTCCAGTAAGCGGGGGAACTATTGCAGCTGTACAAGACATTGATGTAACATTTGATACAGGTGCAGAATTGGTATATAACATCAATGCTAGTGGAAATGCATATAACGCTTATAGAAAAATGTTAAACATGACAGGTAAAATGTCATTAGCAGTTCTTGATAATACAAACATGGCTAGAGTTCAAGCAAGAACAGAAGTTGCAGATTTAGAAGTTAAATTTACAAATGGATTAAGCGGAACTAGTGAAAGAACTATTACATTTACATTTGAAGGAATTGGATTAAGCAGATTAGGCACTAGTGGAATTAGTGCCGGTGAAATGCTTTTGGAAGATTTCTCATTTCAATGCCGTAGATGTACAGCAGTAGCAATAAACGCAAGTGCTTCATAAACGTTTATATAGTACATAAAATAACCCTTTATCATGCCAATAGTAGAATTTCCCATTACCATAAATGATAAAGAACAAATTTTAAAAATTGAAACTGATCCAGCATGGGGACAAATTCAAATGCTTATGCAAAATTCATATACCATGGGTGAAAATGGTGTAAAAGAAATTAATATGATGGGATTTTTAGATCAATTATTAGAAATTGTGATAGTAGGTTCTAGCGGTGATTTTAATATTAAAAATAGAACAATGGTTAAATCTTTACCTACAAGTGTAATGACTAAACTCATTGGGGGGGTGACTAAACTAATCCCTTTACAGGATTACTTGGACAATATGGGCGAAATTCAAAACTCGTTAAGCCGTCCTTAGAAAATTCTGGTGATTATATATACGCAGCTTCCGCAATTTTATTCGGATGGGATAAGGAACAAACTGATAGACAGCCAAGCGGTTATTTATTGAACACCATATTTATAAACTTAAATATGATAAGTAGTATGTTTGAGGGATTGAAAAGATGAGCCAACAAGTATATACAATGAAACTGGTAGTGGATGATTCTGCTGTAAGGGCATTAGAGCAACGACTATCAAAAATTATGGGATTTGGTTCAAATACTAGTGGAAAACAATCTGCTGGATCAGCCGGATCAACTGCTAATCCATTTGCAAATTTGGGTAAATTAGCCGGAATAGCAACTGGTATAGCAGCTTTGGTTATTGCAGTACAAAAAATAGTAGAAAAGGTAGTTAGTAGTTCACCAGCATTACAAGCAATGTTAAAAATATTAGATATGTCAATTACACTTATTTTAAGACCTATTGGTGATTTCTTTGCATTTTTCTTAAAACCAATATTAATTATGTTCTTACGGCAAGTAGCGCTTCCATTCTATAAAATGTCAGCACCTATAATGAGATGGTTAGGAACTCAAGCTGGAAATGCAGCTTCCAGTAATATGCAATCTAATATACAAGGTACATGGGCTTTGCTTACTGGTGATTGGCAAGGTGTTGATGATGCAATGAATAAGGCAAGGGGTGATTGGTTAACTGCAATGCAAGGATTTAGTGACTTCTTTGACAAATTAAAAATAGAAAAAACTCTAGTGGAAACTGTAAGCGGATTTTATAAGTTTATTAAAAGACTTGATATTGTAGGCGGGTTAACAAGTGTATGGCATACATTTTCAAATTTTTTCAGCGGATTAAAGATACCTGATATATTAAAAACAACTTGGGATGGATTTTTAGGTTTTATTACAAAATTAAAAATTCCAGATGTTATACTAAATATATGGAGAGATTTCAAGGTATTTTTTAAATTAATACAAATTCCAGATTGGTTGACAAAAGCATGGTTAGGATTTACTACATTTATTGCAAAATTAAAGATACCTGATATAATTTCAAAAATCATAGATGAGTTCTTTGGATTTATAAAAAAGATTGGAGAATGGCTAAACAGTATTCCAGATTGGATAAAAAGTATAATTGGAATAGGTGGAAGTTCATCACAACCATCTAGCAATTCATCACCAACATCACAACCAAAATTAGAAATAAATATTGGTTCAATGTTAAATGATGCTGGAAGAGGACTTGATGCAGAAAAGAAGAAAGTGCTTGATTGGTTTAACAGTTGGATGAGGCAATAAAATGGTCAACGCTACTTTATATAAACTGGATGCAAATGGAAATGTCGTATATACAATGACTTTACCTAACATGAAGTTATTTAATATATCATTAAACTTTCCGGTAGTTGCAACTCCACTTCCACAAGAAGATCAATCAAAACAGATATTGTTAAAATTAGAAGGTAACAGTTCAGCAGTAAAATGGTCATGGACACTTAAAGATGAATCTACAAGCGTTGTAGATGAAGTAGCCGGAATTACAACTATTGATAAACAAGTTGAATTTTGGCGACAATATATGCGACCGGTAGATATTACTGATAGTTATATACTTAATGTAGGATTTCCAAATATTGACGGTGGAATGCAATTTGAAGGAACTATAAGCAATGCAAATTTTGATATGAATGATAGTGCAACAAATAGTTTTATAGGACATTTTGACTTTATGGAAGGTGAAGTTAATGGTGGTATATATGAACTTGATACACCATCTGCACCAGTAAACCTTGTACCAAGTTCTGCGGGAGCTGGACAATTTACCATAACATGGGAAACTGCCACAGATGCCGGAAGCGCAGCTATAAACTTATGGAAAGTACAATATGCACTTGCTGGTCAATCATGGAAGAGTGTTGATGTTGCAGCTGGTACATTTACAAAAACAGTAACAGGACTTGCATCTGGTACATATTTCATAAGAGTTGTTGGTGCTAATACATACGGTAATGGAACACCATCTGTACAAAAAACACAGGTAGTAGCATGAGTCTAGTAAAAGTAGTTATTCGGGAATCTACTGATAATAATGTTGTACATGAATATACACCATTAGAATCCAAACTAACATTAAATGGAAGAAAAAAACCGGATGAACTTGAAGTTACATTAAAAATGAAAGATTATGCAAACAGTAGCGATCTAATTTCTTATGTTGAAGATGTTGTTGATTTGGATTATTGTAGTGCTATATGGAATTTTCAACTCAATACAAAAGATGAAAGAGGATATAATTATGATGGTACAGATGTTGATGAGTCTAGATATAATCAATCAACATCATTAAAAACAATGGGAAATTATAGGTTAAGATTTACATCAACCGGTCAGGAAATAACAATACCAAATTCAGCCGGAAGTTATGAAAATGATGCTGGAACTACAATTACAAACAAAATTGATCTTTCAAAACAGTTTGATATATACATCTGGTGTACACCTGATGAAGTACCGTACAGCGGTGGAACTGTTAGACCGGTATTATTTAGCAGATATGACGGAAGTGTAGGAATAGAAATAGGACTTATAGAAGATTCTGTAACTTCTGGAACTTGGAGAGTTTTTGTTAGGATTGGAAATGGAAGTGTAGTTGATAGAACTGATGGAACAACAGCCGTAGCATTTGATGGAACAAGTTCATTTACACCTAGGCTTATAAGAGTTTGTCGTGGAGATGATAACATAGTTAGGATGTTTGTAAATGGTGAGGAAGATGAAACTACATATACAGTACCACTTGTAGCCGGAAATGTACCATCAACTCATAGTCCAACTGCTGATATAATTTTTGGTGCTAATCGTAGCGGTACTGATGATTATAAGGGATATTTAAATCAAATTAAAATATATAGTGGTACTGTACTTTCAGAAGATGATCATTTTAAGATATTACAAACAAAATATCAACCATATTTCATGACATTTGGGGGAACTATATGGAATAAGGAAGATAAAACAACTACAAAAATCATCAAAGCACAAAATCATAGCAAGACATTAAATGGATGGATAGTAACACCAGAAGCAATAACACAAGCACCAATATCAGGAGTTACTAGGGGAACTGTTGGAAATCCAGATGCTAACGTATATAGTGCCGGTACTATGATTGATTATATAAAGGATATTGTAAATAATCTTGATAGTTCATTTAGTGTAAAATCAATAGCCACATTTGCAGGATCTTTAGCGGGGNATTTTATTGCAGATGGAAAATTTAGTGATATAATAAACTTGTTATTAGTTAGAACTAAACTTACATTTTATACAACTGCTAGAAAGGACATAATAATTGAAAGTGCAATAGAAATAGGAACTGAACAAGTTACTCAACATGAATTTTATCAAATAGATAAGGATACTAATACAAGAACAGCCGGTGGTCAAGGACTTGGTGGAACTGCGGGTGTTAGAAGCCCATATATAATAACTGAAAACAAACTTAATGATACAATTCTTGTTAATGAACTTACATTATATGGAAATGCTGGTATTAGTGCAAATTATAAATCTGTTACAAATGGCGATACAGTACACTCATATAGATTAAATGTACCTCAAATAGTCAATCAAACTGATCTTAATGAGATAAGAGATAACATATTGGAACTTTCAAATGTAATAAACAAGGGATATGTTATAAAAAGTCCGGTAAAAATTCATCATGTAAGATTCAATCATCTAGTAAAAGTAATTAACGCAATGTTAAATATATCAACTGATTACTTAAAAGTTTCGACAATAGAACAATATTATCCAGCAGGCGGTACAATAGTATATGTTAACCAATTCCCATTAACATACTTTGATTTGGTCAAAAATGATATTAAAGTGGTTGAAGGAATACAAAGTGAAATAGTAGTTTAGGATTTTTTACTTTTAGCCCATTCAATCATGTTTGGTGGTTTGGTTAATATTTCTAATTGTTTTGTTAATTTTTCCATGTTTTCGTTAGATCTTTCCATTTGAGTTAGCATCTTTTTTAAAGTTTCAAGTATTGGTGCTAAATCTATCAACATTTATATAGTATTAAAAATAACCATTATTTAAATGTTTAATCATATAAAACACGATATTGTACGACCATTTGCAAAAGAAGAGCATACAGCAGATGGACATTATTATAGAACTGATAAAGGTGAATTATATCCTAGCATTACAACTTTGTTTAAATTGTTAGATAACAAGGATTGGTATCCTCATTGGGTGAATAGTGTAGCAAGAAAAATGAATATATCGTATGAAGAGGCTGAAATAGAATGTAAAAAAATCGGGGAAGGTTCTATGAAAGTTGGTACAGCATTACATCTATTAGCAGAATTATATCTAAATAACGCAGATCCTTGTTTAGATAAACCAGATGAATTTGACAAAGATCCAAATGAATTATTTAAAACATTAAAAGAACACTTGGATGAACATGTAAATAACATACATGGAACAGAATGTAAGTTATATAGTGATGAAATGAAACTAGCCGGAACAGTAGATCTTGTAGCAGAATATGACGGAGTATTAAGTATAATTGACTTTAAGAACAGTAGAAAGCCAAAAATGCCAAGTGATATATTAAAATCACATTATTACGAACAAATTTGTGCCTATGGTGAAATGTGGAAGTTTTGTACAAACCAAAAAATTGAACAGGGGGTTATACTTGTTATAAGCTGGGACGGCAAGGTTAGACCATTCAAGATTAAATTAGATGATTATTTATCTCAATTATGGGATATATTGTTAAAATATAGGACTACAGATACCCTTAAATAGTAGGTATATATACTTTTTATGTGACCGAAAGCCTTATATTACAAAAGAAAGACGGTAAACTTCCGGAACTTAAAGTGGATGGACGTACTACACCTAGAGCACCGAATTTAAAACATTTAAGATATTCTAGAAAATTACCAATAAATTGTAATGATTGTCCATATCGTCCTAAAGATGAGGGTGGAAGTATTGGAATGTGTACTGTATATGTAAAAGATTCAGTTTGTAGAATAAGAGCAGATACAAGAAAAATTATAGAAAAATATTCAAAAGATAATCCTGATCAAATATTACCACTTTTACAAGAAGAGTTTGAGGCTAATTTTGAAAAATTAAAATTCTTTGAGGCAATAGAAACAATGACTAATAAATTAGATCCGGAAATTACAAAAAGACAAAATGCATTGGCAAGCATAGGAAAATTAATTTCAGATATGAAGACAAAGAAAAATACAATGACAATTACAGAAACAAAGACTATTACTGATGATCAGAAGACCGAGATCGCACGTATGTTTTCTTTGAGTCAGGAGAGCAAGAATGATTCCCAAGAAACTACCGCCCATTGAAACTGTTCAGGATGTTGGAGATTATGCTCAACGTCTAGAAAAATGTGCAAAATCCTGTTCCTATTTTGCTGTACAATTTTTAAATCTGGATGTATTTGATTATAACAAAGCATTTCTTGATTGCATGGATAGATTTATTGTATATAGAACAGGAAGACAGGTTGGTAAATCCAGAAACGCAGCTATAAAAGCAATTCATTTTGGATATTTTGCACCATTATTCGCAAGCAACTTAGATGAAGGCGAATGTAACGTAGTTATTGCATCATTATCCAAGGATCAGGCATATCTTATATTTAAAAAAATTCGGAATTTTATTCATAAATCACCTACACTTACCAAGGCAATAGTTAACGAAACAAAAACTGAAATGTCCATAGAATGGTTTGACGGAAGCGGAATAACAAATTTTATCGTTAGACCAATAGGTGATACAGGAGATTCATTAAGAGGATTTACAGCCCACTTTGCAATATTAGACGAAGCTGCATATATTCCACAAGCGGTATATAACGCATTCTTACCAAGTACAGTTACTACAAAACCACATATACTTTTGACTTCAACACCAAAAGGTAAGGCTGGTCAATTTTTCAAATCTTGTGTAGAGTCCCATACAATATATAGAAAAGGTATTCCACATCCAGTTGAAGGTCATGAAGACAAAGAAAAATATATGTGGACTCAATTCCATGTAACTACATTTGATAACCCACAAGCTGCAAGTGATCCGGCAATTCTTAAACTAATTGGTGGAACAAACAAGGCTAGTGAACAACAGGAATTATATGGTGAGTTCTTGGATGGTGGAAATTCATTAATTCCATATAACTTGTTACAAGAATCTTTAATCCCTTGTGCAATTAGACCATTATTTGAATACTATGAACTAGGAGTTGACACCAGCGGTAAAGGTAAGGATGAAACAGTATTAACAGTTGTTGGAATTACAGTTGATAAGAGAATATTTACTGTAGAGATATATACAGAATTAACAACAGAACAACCAGCACTAGCAAAAAAGATCGCGGAAATGCACAAAAAATACAGATTTAGAAGAATATACTTGGATGAAACTGGAATGGGTGATACATTACTTGATTGCTGTAAAGTAGAAGACAATACAATGCCTTTATATGGAATTAATTTCAAGGCTGAAAAAACAAAACTCTATGTAAATTTGGAAAGATTATTTGAAGAACATGCTGTAAATCTATCATTATTAGATGATTTCAACATGGATAAACTTCATACCCAAATCTCATATATGTATTGGGAACATGGTAAATTTAAGGATCAAAAGGAAAAAGTACGTAGTGAAACCAATGATGATTATCCGGACTCATTAGCCCTAGCATGTTATGGACAGCAAAAAGCGGAACTATTTCAGGATTTACCTGATGAATTTTGGGATTAATCTAACCAAATTTGGTCAAAAGATACAAAAAGTTTAAATAGTTATCGGAGAGTTTATATATAATGCCAGCTTATCACGGAATGGAAGGTAAAAAAGAAGAGAAAAGTGAATGGATTACCGTAGGTGGGCGTAGAATTGAGATAAAAGACGGAGAAAATGTAGAGGATAAATTAGCAGAAAAACCCCAAAGTTTAAGAGGGGCTAAGGAAAGCAATACAAAAGAAGCAAGAAAATTTATTAAAAGACATGGAATTAAAAAAGCATTATTTAAATTAAGAGATGCAGTAGTTTTTGATCAGTTAACAAAATCAGGCATTATATATTCATTAGATGGAGATTATGTCAAGATTTTAAGCAAGGGTAACAATTATGAAAGAAGAACAGAAGATGTATTTAAAGCAGATGAGATAACACCATTAGGTCATTGGGATACAATGACAAAATCTGATAGAATTAAAATATTAGAAATTATCAAAGTTTCTGGTGACTATATGAATACAGATTGGTATTGGTTGCCAACACCAGTTAAAGACATAATTCTTAAAGAAGCTCAAGCCGGTGGCGCGGGATTTTCTACAAATTCAAGCGGTGTATATAATCCAGTATATAATCCAATTAAAGATGAAAAAAGAATACAAGATACCATAGATGAAGAAAAAACAAAACCAAAAGAGAGTAAGAATGAAAAAGAATGAGGAACATAGAATTTGTAAACGAGATGGTTGTCATAACGAACTTCCTCATAGATATAAAGGTGTACCAAAACAATTTTGTACACCAGAATGTAGAAAACTTTTTCATGGTTTAAAACTTACTGAAAAAGATAAAGAAAGAATGCAAAAAAAGAAAGAAGGTTTTTAAATACTAAATTGGTTTAGTATCATAAGTCGGTACTGCTTTGTCACTATTTGGTGGATATACTGTTATATAATGTGTTAACAGCCTTTCCAAAACTTGTGCATCACTTTCATTACCGTTTCGATTAGGTGCTTTTAATGCATATAATCTTAGTTTATTTTTTGTTGCTTTGCTAATACCTATTGTAGTATTAACTCGTAAATCATTTTGTGGTTTAGGCATTATAATTCATTTAAATAACATATATAAAAACCTATTGGTGAAAGGTTAATATAACGGTACAAATCATTACTAGTTAATGCCTGATTTAAGTACAATCACCGGTTTCGATTCAAAACCAAAAGTTGAATCTCTGAACGAGGGGGAAGTTATTAATATAATTTCCATCGATCCAACCGTGGTTAAAACCAAAAAAGGTTACAGCCTTATGAATCTTGTAACAAAAGAACATGGGGAAATGGTAACACTAGCAACAGGAGTTAGAAACAAACTCAATGATGCGCTAGATGCCGTGAAAGATGGAGTAATTACAATTAGTGAGAAAGATCCTCTAAAATGTGTAATTACAAAATATTCATCTCATGGTAAAGACGGATGTACTGGACTTAACTAGTCCGTACCAAACTTTTTTTTCTTTACATTTATATTTGGGTATATTTTTTATATATTAATGACTATTGTAGAAGACAAAAAAGAATATGCCAAACAATTAGATATTATCAAGAATGATGATAACGGGATAACTACAAAAAAACAGGCATTAGAAAAGTTAACTAGTGCTTATAATTCAATACTTGCTCAAGAGCCAAAAAGTGAATTGGATAATCCTAATACAATTTCGGCAAAATTTTTAGCAAAAATTGGATCTAAAAGTGTAGTATGGAATGAAATCGAACTAACAGATAGTGAATTAAAAGAAATAAATTCATTAGAAAGAGTTAGAACAATGGCATATAATTGGGTGAAACAAAATCATCCAAATGAAAATGATCAAACTGATAAATTCGGAATGATCGTTAATGCTAGAATGCAACTAATAATTGCTTCTAGGCAATA